ATGCGACCGAGAACTATACGACCATATCCAACGGCAAGGTATATGTCGTCCAGCGTCCCGGCGATGCGGGAAGCGTGTATGACGATGCGTTTTGGGAAGAAGCGCATTATCGGTTCGTCGTAACGGATAAACTGTTCGAGAACGGCATGCCCCTATAAAACCGAGAGGAAAGCAAACAATAAAGGGAAAGGTTCTGCATCTTTCCCTTGATTGTTTAACAGAGGCATGGTAGTGGCTGCCGTATGCGGTGGTGATGCGGGGAGAAATCGATACGGGACGGAGGAAGTTGGTGATGAGATGGTTGGCCTGTCGGCGGCGGGGGCTTTCCCTTTCGGTGTAAAAATATTTTTCAAAAACGGCGAATAATGTTTGGTTTTTGCATGACCTGTAGGTAGACCGAAACAGTCTTACGATATTAAGTTTCGGTTTTGTATTATTTTATAAATACGATTGCGGGATATAGCTTAGTAGCTTGATTTACAACGCATCTGCAAGATTGAGGCAAGACTAAACCTACATAGGAAACGGCAACAAGGGCTTTCAAGCCCTATTTTTTTTGCCGTCCCCACAAAGATAGTAGTAATAATAGTAAGTCGTTCGCATAGGAGTATATTTTCGATACCATAGTTGATAGTACACAGATAATTTTTCGTCCGGTAAATGCGGCCTACACAGCCCTTTGCCTTGCCGAAAAGAGGAAAAAATATTATTTTTGCCCTTGAGGTTCCCCGTTATTACATAGCGGAGACCCGAAATATCGTTCGAATAAGAGCGATGCGACATAGCGGCGCGTAAAGCGTTGCGGATAGATACAGAGTAGATTTACTCTTTCTGCCTAACCGAATTCTTGCGACCCGTCCGGGTACTCCCGGCGGTGAATTACACATGGCAAAAAGTAAGTCGACTCGAAGGTGTGTTACGGTTTACACCGTGGCATCCTTTGGGCGTAGGACGACTTTTCCATGTGTAGGGTTCGCAAGACCTTTGGTTAGGAACTGTTGCTCTTGCGCCCTTTTCGTAACCGATACTGTCGGTCTCAGCGGGGTTCCAAAAATTGTAATTACTGAAAATCTATGGTGAATTTTGTCGAGAACCCCGCTAAATCCGTATTGTGTGTAGGACACATCTCTCAGAGCCGGTACGAAGATGTGACCTCTATGGCCCGCTACCGTACCAACTTACGCTCTCTCTACCGGACCCTTTCGTCCGAAGGTATCGACACCTATCTCCATGTACGCTGGAGTCTTTTCGATACCGTATCTGCCTCTCTGCTGCAAGCGTTCAAAACGGAACTTATCGCCGACTTCCGTCTTCCGTACATCTACCTGATGGGAATCTTCAGCAACAACGCTCCATTCGTCGAAACGCCGCCCTATACGGAGTATTTCGATGAGGCGATGTTCCCCCAAAGCGATGATGACCAACTCACAGAAAATAGGCTGCTTTGCAATGTCCTGAAAAGCGTTCATACGGTGCTGTTCGACCATACCGGCGTCGATCCGTTTGTGGAAGCCATTCTCAACCGTGCCTCACGACAGAACAAGCGGCTGTTGGACCTGAATGATCTATGTCTGATGAAATAAGGGCGGTATCGAAGCTTTTTACCTGTATTTGCCGTCGACGGGCCGGATGTGAATTTCGACCCGTCCGTCTTTGAGAATGCTCTCTACGGCCCGAAAAGCGGGATGCTTCTCGACGCCCAGTATTTTCATGGCCCGAAGTGTCAGATGATCGTTGAGCAGCATCCGGTAATCCTGTTCGCGCAGGGTAACGTACCGGGTCTTGTCGGATAATTTCTTTGCCATGTCGGAAAGGATAAGAAGAATTAAAAATGCGCCTTCCGGCCCTCACGGGTGGGAAGACGCTCCGTCTAAAACTTTCAACGTGTTTTCATGCCGTAGTCGGCCGGGGTTTCGCCCCAGCCGTCGTTGTCCCAGTGTTCGACACGTATCGTATCGACCAGATGGGATACCGCCTGCAGGAACACCTCGGCCCGCAGCAGCGCCGCAGTCTTACGCCGCGATGCCGTGCGTTTGTTGCGGAACCACGAAATCGCGGTCACGCTGTCGGTATACACGATTTCTGGCGAGTAATCATGCTCGATGATGTACTTCACTGCAGCAACTACACCCAGAAATTCCCCGACGTTGACCGTCTGGTTCCCTATGTTCTCGGAAAAGATTTCGGTGCCGGTCTTCAGGTCTACTCCCCTGAAGCGCGTGCAGCCGTTTTTGATTGAGTGGGATGCATCCGTCGCAATCCCCGCAGTCGGACGGCTCATCGTCGGATGATGTAGCCGTCCTGTTCGATCCGGTCGAGCAATTTCTCAGCCTCGGCCCGGAATCTTTCTATCACTTTCTCCGTGTCAGCCAGATCCTGCCGCTCGCGGAGTGCTTTCTCGACCCCTGCGATGGTACGGCTCGATGGCGAGTTGCCGTCCTTTGGGTCGAAATAAATTGTTTTGTGTCCGAAGATGATTCGTACCTGATATACGGTTTTCTCGATGACTGTCGTCTCGAACGTCGCCTCGTATTTTGGACGAGTGGCCGAGATGACAATGAATCCGTTGCCCTTACGCATCGGGCGCAACTCGACCTCGTACACGATGCCCGGTTCGATAAGCCCCTGTAAGTCCTGAGCTAGGACGCATATCTTCTTGGGACATTCGTCTTTTTCGCTTACACCGCGCAACCGCCATGTCGCGGAACTCCGGGTAACGAACCCGATGAGCGTTTTCGTTTCTTTCGACACTTCGAATTTGAGGCGGACCGTTTCAATTTCCATGATGCTTTCACTTCTTCATCGTTCGATCTCATAATTCACCAATTTATAGAATCTGTTGTCTGTCAATTAAAGAGCTCTCACCCCGGTGCAAAGATACCTAAACGGAGACTTGAAAACAAGTTTTTTGAAGATATTTTTACTTCACAACTAATTAGTATTTATATACTTCCGTTGCGTTTCATTATATTCTCTCCTCTTCGGAGAAGTGGCTGAAATGTTCGTCAGTGTCAGAGAATTGAAACATACCCCGGCACTGGAAATACCTATAAACTCTGCCACAGTCCGAATCCGGAAAGTAAATATCCTCGTCGCGGATGTAGAGGAGTCCTTGTGCCGTCCGTCTGTCGATCGATCGGGCCGGATTTCTGATGAGCGGGTTGTCCCCGATGTACATGTTCTCCTTCTCTCGACCGTATACGAAGATGTTATGAATCCGTATGTCCGCCGGATCGAACCGCTTGGCGAAATCCGCGAAGTCGTAGATGTCCAAATGGACCATGTCGGGAAATTTCCGCGGTGCCACTTCCATGAGTTTACTCAGCGAATCCCGTACTGCCGGCCGGCTGCGTATCTCCTCGAAGCGCTCCCGGGTAACGCTGTTGATGGTGGCATAACTGACGCGGAATCCGTTGTTGGTACTATCTACGACATATATCTCGGTAACCAGCTGCCGGCTTTTGATCGCCGATCGGTCGAGAGGATCCTCTTGGGGCGAGAATACGGCCACTGCAATACCGACAAGTACGATAAGCCCCAAAAACAACCATTTACTGATAGCCAGCAGCGCTATTGTCCGATACTGCCGCTGTATTTCCTTGTCGTCGTATATCATCATATCTTTTCTTCTTGCCTGGTTCTACAAAATCTGCCAGTTCGGCGACCAGTTTCACTAGCCGGGAGAACTTGGTGACGGCAATGCTCCGTCCCCACGGCTTTCCGCGTGCAAAGATAGTGAAGTCTATCTGTGCGGCCTTAGGGCCGGGATACGAGAATCCCCCGATCGTGAGCCCTCCGATCCGGAGCAGGAAGTAGGCGTCTGTACCGAACACCTCTACTGCATCCTGTACCGAGACTTCGCGCCCGGGCAGCGCTTCTGCGAGTGCACAGGTCAGCGGTGCGATCACTTCACGGGCATAATTGGGAGTGGTTACCTTGCCGCTGCGTCCGCTGCGGACGTGTTCGTCGATTTCGCGGTAAGCGGCGTTGATTTTCGTCTGGTAACGGCGGGCCAGCTTTCTAACATGGTTCAAGGCATACTTTTTCTTCGTGGTAGGTTCCATATTCATCGAGAGAATATTTTGGATGGATATAAAATAGTTGTTGTCATTCGAACTGAAAAGAGTCATAGACGTTTTCCAGTGCATGGGTCGATACACCGATATAGCGTTCCGAGGTCTGGAGGTCCCGGTGGTTGAAAGTTCTGTTCACAAGCATCAAACCGTACTCGGTGCACCCGTTGTCCTCGTAGATCTTCTTGCCGAGGGTTTTGCGCAGGGAGTGCGACGAGAACCGCTCTACGGGCAGCAGGTATTTCTTTTTGAAATTCCGCAGGTGGGTGTTGATGTTCTGCGTGGTGTAGGCCCGTCCGGTGCGCTTGCTCAGGAAGATGAGCTGCTCCAGCGGAGGGCGCCCCATACGGTCGTAGTATTCGAGGTACTTGCGCCGCACCGAGTCGTTGATCTTGATGCGACGGTTCTTACCGGTCTTCTTTTCGTCGATGAAGTGCAGGTCCCCGGCCAGAATGTCCTGCCAGTGGATGCGTTTCACGTCGCTGACACGAAGGCCCATCGTGCAGGCGATGATACAGAACAGGGCCCAGCGGTATTTGCCGTCCTGCTCCAGATGCTCGATCAGAGCATAATAGTCGGCGCTTTCCAGCGGCTCCGACATCGTGGATACTCCTTTGGCTGCCATAGGCGTTAAGGTTTTAGACAATTTTTATTTTGTTTTTCGTAATTTTATTTTGTTTTTCAAAATATCGGTATTATCTTTGCGTTACTAATGTGAGTCACGTATGAGAATAATCGCTCGCAAGACATTGGTTATGTTTTACCGAGAACATGCCGATGCGGAGACAGCGCTCGAAGAGTGGTACAAGAAGACCGGCAATGCCCAATGGGACTGCTTTGCGGATATCAAAAAAGATTTCAACAGTGTCGATTCCGTAGGCAATCAACACTTTGTATTCAATATAAAGGGCAATGACTACCGGCTTATCGCCGTGGTAAAATTCAGGATCAAGATGATCTATATCAGGCGCATTTGTACGCATGCCGAGTACGACAAGATCGACGACTGTTCCGCATTGTAAAATCGGGAATTACTAAAACTCTGGAAAAATGACACGTATAGAAAATGAGAAACAGTACAATGCGGCTATGGCTCGCATAGAGGAACTCATGCCGCTGGTTACGGAAGAAACTCCGGAGGATGATCGAAACTCCATCGAGTTGGTTTTGCTGTCCAATTTGGTGGCAGATTACGAGGAAATTACCTATCCGGTAAAAACTCCGTCATTGATCGACGTTTTGAAATTACGCATGTATGAGCGCAACCTCACCCAAAAGGCGCTTGCCGATATTTTAGGTGTAAGTCCTTCGCGCGTAAACGAATACCTTACAGGTAAGAGCGAACCTACACTCAAGGTCGCGCGCACTATGAATGTCAAACTCGCCATAGATGCCAATATCATTCTTGGCGTTTGAAACAACGGGGAATAAAAAGGAAAGCCGTACAGAATTTTTCTGTACGGCTTTTTTACTGCGCCGCTTCGTCGATGGTCTGCTGCACGTCCTCTATGGCCGAAATGGCCTCATCCATCGTGTCGATGGCCGTCTGCATTCTGTCGCCGCGCTCGGTTTGCTGCAACCCCTCGGGCATATTATCCAGTGCCTCTTGCTCCTCGTCTTTGATCTCTTCGATTTGGGAGATCACGTCGTCCAGCGATTCTCGAACTTCTTGGAGGCGATTTCTGCGGTCGTTATTCATCGTTTTGTATCGTTAAGGTTTTCGTCTATCGTTTTTACACAGTGGCGAATGGTCGCCACATCGATCAGGCCGCCGAATAACCCGAATACGAATCGGCCGTCGTTCTGTTCGATTACCTGCCGCAGTACGTTGGCAGCAACAGCAAAATAGAGGGCCGCCATGGGCCCTCTATCCAGTATATTTTGGATCTTCCGATCCAGAGTCATGCGTTGTTCGTTCATAAATTTTCAATTTTAGTAGCAATTCCCGCTGAAAACTTCGGCGGAGAGTCTATACGGTTCGTCATAAATTTTGGACTTTCGCACATAAACCTATCATCATAGAACTTTTAATGTTCGTAACCGCAGACGAGGAATATCTGCGTTATTGCAAACGCAACAACTTCATCTATAACAGCCAGATAAACGCTCTTACAGATAGGACGGAAATTTGTATATTCAATATTCCTTTAGTCGAATCTAACATCGAGAAACGGTACATCGTGGAATCGGAACGGTAATTTATAGTTTGTCAGCTAAAAGGTTTCGGTCGTCAAAGATTTCGACAGAGGCTTCAACAGCGTTTATACTGTTTCTTCTATTACCGTCTTTCAGAATGAGTTATTCGGAAAAACTGTCCCTGAATGTTACAAGCCTCCAAGGTGTCGGCATTGTCTTTCCCGAAAGCAACTAAAACGCTTCCGCATCCCGGAGATCCTCCTTGACTGCCGTCCGGCATATAAAACCTGATACGTCCCCGCAAAAACAGAATTGCATCGGCTGCAGGAAAAATCACATCGTGGAATAATTTGCTGTCGCAGCGATTGAACAACAACGCGATACCATTGCCGTGCTGTGCCATTTTTTTGACGAAACGTTCGATGAGGGGATGAGAATAAGGTGGATTGAGCCATACTCGACCATGCCATTCATGCGACAACCCATCGTCAAGTTTCGAATAATTGACTTTCGCGATTTTCCAGAGAGGCTTTACCGGAGCACACGGGTCAAGATCGAATGGACCGAGACTTTCGAAAATAGAAGGTGGCGTATACCATTCATCCGAACTGTTTTTCGCTTTCTCGAAGCTGGTGTTCATTGAGCCTTCGAATTTTACTATATTCCCAGAATTGTCTGCGCTAACCGATTTTGCTTAAATCGTCAGCCATTGTTCTCGAAACAAAAGACGATTTCGGAATAATGTAAATTCGATATTCTATTCGATAGGAATGACACAATACTCTTCCCCTTTTCCTCTCAATCATTATTTGCTGATTTTATGAATATTTCCAATCGGACAAATATAGGGAATATTAGGGCGAAGCCACCTTTTTTTTAGGCAAAAATATGATTCAAATACATGATATTCAATTTATTAAGTGATATATTCATGTATTGAAGATATGTACTTGATAATACTATTACATGCGCGCGTAAATATTGAACTTATTCGATTACTTTGTCCTGCGCTAACCATTGCCGGAACGACGCAATATTTTCCTCGTCAGAGGCGAGGTTCTGCCAATGCTCCCCGACGAACTCGAGAATGTCGGACAGCGAAGCATCCGTCTCCTGTTCCAGCAGGTGAATAGCCTGTTCACGCCAGAGTCCTTGTTCGACACATAGTTCCCGATAACGGTGCCATACCGTTATGAGCCAATCGATGTTGATTTCGTAAAGGTGCCCGCCGCGACGCTCGTCTGTTTGCGGGTTATAGAGCGTGCAACTTCCGTCTGCCTTGTAGTCTTCGAGCTTATACATCGTATATACCGGCATTCCGAAGCAACTTGCATCTTCTGCTTCTTCCTCCACGTACACCGTATGCGGGAGCCAGTCATCCGGCCGCTCCGTAATACGGCAGAGGTCAACGATCAATTTGTCGGTGATACTTTTGACCTGCTCTTGGGGCGACAACGTTTCCCTTTCAGCGGATGCTGTGCAGGGATGTTCTGATCCCTCGGAAAGCCTGTCGTCCGCATTCGTGCAGACGGACCGTCGTTTGTCGGCCGTAAGGACCTCCAGCGTGTGCCGTCCGCCATTTTCGTCGGGTTCGATACGGCTCTGCGTATCGAAAAGCGTTTCCGTGTTCTCGAAGACGATGCGGTCATCGTAGACATTCGTAACACACTCCTGATTCAACTCGTTTTCATGAATGATACGGTCGGCCTCCGCTTCGGATTCGGACGTGACCGTAAAGGCGTGACGCTGCCACACCATGGTTTTCTCGTCCTGAAAATATTTGTATTTGGGCATATCGGTTTAATTTTTGTTATATAGGCAGTGTCATTCCAATGATGTTTTCGTCTCTCCACGGTTTGTTCCGCAACAACTCGCAAACACGATTGTCATAACCCAGAAAACGGGAATAATCGCTGTTGCGGTAGTAATATGTACTAATCTCGTTCTGCTTCCGGATCGCGTCCTCCAAGACTTCGTCGTCCGAGCAGCCCTTGTGCAGTCCGTCCCGCTCTATTTGGCGGACGAGGGCTGTCAGTTCAGAAAAAAGCCGTTCTATATCCTCGCAGGCGGTACAGTATGTCGGGTAGAGTTTGCGGACGGCGGGCATGAATTTGGTCGAGCCTCTGAGTATGACCTTTCCGGATGCCTTGACTTCGTGCCGCAGTTGGCGAAAATGCGTCTGTACCTCTTGCAGGGTGACCTTCCGGCAGTTGTGAATATGGATGAACAAGGTACAATCATTCTGCACCCGAATTTCTTCCTCATCGATTTTATAGACGACGCCCTCGATCGGAGGGCGTCGCAGGTATTCTTCTCTTGTCATTGTTCAATACTCTTTGAGTGATTTTATTCCGTAATTTTCGGCCCACACAGCCACGCCGTTCCAGAGCATGTCGGCATCCACTTCAACCTTCTCGGCAATGCGGTCGATGACGCCGGCATCCTGCTCCGTCACGTCGTAGCCATGCTCGCGCATCTGCTCTACGGTCAGGGATTCGACGATGTAGTGACGTCCGCTCTCTTCGATTAGGGTGTTCAGATCGTCGAGCAGCCGGCGTTGTTCGGGTGTAATGTCCGGCATGGCAGCCTCCAGCCGGCGGAGAGTCTGCTGCATCTGAATACTGGTAAAGTTCATAATGTCTTCGATTGTGTTAAATATTGTTCGATGGATTTATAGCGATCGGGGATGCTCGCATTTTCGTTGAACCCGTTCAGACAATGAAGCAATGCCTCTTCGAGTTTGACATAGCGGCGCGTGAAAGTTTGGATGTTGTCCAGACAGAACGCCTCTACGGTATAACGGAACGGGGCGTACTGCTCCTCCCGCTCTTTACGGATTCTCACGAACCACTCGAAGTGGAGCTGCATTTTGAAACTGTCGCTCTCGCCGGGTTTCATCAGGCGCTCCTCGTCCAGCAGCCGCCGGACGAGTGCCGCATCGAGCCACCGCTCGCATTCTCGATAGGATTTGATCAGGGCCGTGTAGGTGGCCGCATACCGCTCGATATCGTCCTGGGTCAGGTTGTGCTGCTTCGGGTAGAGTTTCAATACCTCTTCCGTGGTTACGGGAATACATTCACCGTCGATTTCGATCCGATAGGTTCGGTTCTCCATGACCGGTCGGAACTCGAAGCCCAGACATTCGACGAGGGTAAATCCCCGTTCGGGATCGGGCTCGGTCATGATTTTGAGCTCGTCGAGGTCGCGGCATGCGGCAAGGGCTTTCGTTTGTGCGACGACGTTCTCCGGCCCTCCGATGCGGATATGTGCCTGTTCGTATCCGTCGTAATTGTCGGTACGGACGATCCGGCAAAGGACGAAATTGGGATGCGAACCGTTCCGAGCCATATATTCCGCCCACCACTTGTCGATGTCTGCCTTCACTTCCTCGGGATCGGTCAAAAGAACGTTGCCGCACTGCTCACATTGCCCGTCTGAAAGGGCATCATACCCGAATTCGATAAATTCCTTCGTGTTCGGGTTGATGACGGCGGCACACCTGACATGCGTGCCGCCGCAAATGCTGCATACTATCATAATCGAATGAGTTTCTATTTCGTCGTATTTGAATCCGTTGTTTCGGAGAGTTTTTCGCACAAGGCTTTGACTAACGCGAAACATCCGCCGAGCTTCGGAATACTCCTGCTTTTCGTGAGCATATAACGAATATTATTCCGGGAGAGTTCATGAACGCTCCGGTGCAGGGTGCCGTGCGTGCGGAGTGGTATGGGAATCCGTTCGCGTTTGCACAGGGCGATAAAATTCTCGCAGGAGATGAATTCCTCGGCGAGGAACTTATCTCCTGCCTGCCGCAACTGCTCGCACTGCTGTTCCTCGGCCTGTCGACGCTGCTGCTCTTTCCGGTGCTTTCGCACCTCTGCCTCTTGCTGCAAGCGCAGCTCGCGCTCTTCCCTGTAGCGGATCAAAGGTGCCGCATCGCGGCCCAGTTCCTCATAAATCCGCACGAAGAGAAGCTGCAGATGTCGTCCTTCCTGCATGGTCTGCTCGATGTTAAGATGGAAGCTTGCAAGAAATTCGGTTCCGACAGCGACTACGTTCTTGCCGGAGAGGTACCTGCGGCTGTAGACTCCATGTTCGAAAAAGACGTTGTCCAGCTGTAGAACGATGGCGATCATATCGTCCTCTTCGCGATATTGATCCTTCTGTTGAAGGTAGATGTACACGCCCGCGCCGATTTTTTCCAGTTCAGCATAATGCCAAACGACCTGATTAGGGTTCGAGCGGCTGTAACACAAAAATTTCGTTTTCATAAAATTGATTATATAACCTTGTTATGATCGTATTTTGCCGTTTCTTGGATTTAAGCGTTTAAGCGTTTTGGACCAACTGCCAGAAGGCATCGAAGAGCTCTACGGCGCACAGGTCAGAAACCGGCACCGTCCGCAGCCTGCCGTCGCCGTAATCCAGCAAAGCATAAAGTACATCTTCGTCCACTTGAAATCCATATACGCAGCAAGCGTCGTGGTCTTCGTCGCTGATGCGGACGGAGTATCCTTTGGTTTCGAAATTTTGGTCTTCGAACTGAACGACAAGTTTTCGGATGTGTTCTGTCAGTTCTTTGTCACGCAATCGATTGCGGAACTCCTGCTGTTCGAGTTGCTGACGATCTTCGTCCGAGATGGGGAATACGATCGTCAGGTAATTGGCCGGGACATCCCATGTCTTCTCTCCGTTGCCGATACGGATAATGCATTCGTTTTCCGGTTTACCCATATTGAGTTCGCCCTGCGGATCCAGTACGTCGTATTCGCCGGAGTGTTCGTTGTTCGGGTCCCACCAGACCCGCTGTCCTTTTTTGAATGTTGTCATAGTTTCAGTTTTTATTTTGTTTCGTCGGGGATCTCTTTTCCCGTATAAGGATTGTAGAGCGGCGTATTGCCTACCGCCTCGGCATCGATGGCGAAAGCTCCGAGAGCGACGTCGTAGAAAAGCTCCAGTTTCTGCGGTGTCGAAGCCACGACCTTTTCGGCCTCCTGCTGCGGTAATCCGGACAGCATGAGGCTCCGGACGCGGCGGCGGAACATATCGGGATTGATGGTCAGAGTCGTGATAACCTCGATTACCTCGCATGCGTCGTCCGTAATGGCAACTCGGTCGGGATCGGCGACCGGTTTTTGTGCGATGTACTGCATGCAGAAGCGGTATAGGGAACTGTCCTCCGCCCGATTGTCCTGATGACAGGCTGCGAACTCCTCGCTCAGTGCGGATAGCTGCTTCGAATCGCCGTCGCCCTGCAGGAGCGAGCGCAAGGGGCTTTCCGGCAAGTCGTCTACCGAGGCATCGAATGTCTCGTTGCCTTGGCCGTATAGGTCAGATAACATCTCCACAAGTGCCGAGCCGATCACATGGAAGAGATTGATGTGCATCTGTTCCTTGTATGCATCCTGCGAGCAGTCGTCTTCCCGGATGAAGAAGTCGGCCATGGTTTCGTAATTGATCCAATAGATGATTTCCTTTTCGAAGACGCTGCCGCCCTTGTACAGGGCGATGCAGCCGGTATCCTGCCGTTCGTCTTCGTCGAAAACATCGGCGTCGAAACGCATGGTCAGGCCGAGCGGTTCGAGAAACGGCAGGGCCTGAGCGGTGAGCACGGCGTCGTTCCATGCGCGTAGTTCCTGAATGATCGCTTTTTTATCCATTTTCTGAAAATATTTTATTCGTTCAGTCCGCAGATTTCGGTATCGATAATCGTGATGCCGCAGCCTTCCGGCGCGGTAAACCCGTAATCCACTTCGTTAATGAGGTCCTGCACCTCTTCGTCGGAGATGACCGCCGCCGTACTCTCCAGATCGAGACGAACGGTAATGTAAACAGCTTTCGTTGCCATAGCTATAAGACATATTTAAGAAACAGCGCGATGTCGTAGAGCTGTCCGTCGTAGAACTGAAATCCAATTCTCTTGTCACCGTCCGAGTCGATACCGTCGGCCATGATGCAGGTCTGCTCTTCGAGGTAGACGTCGGTGATATTAAGACGGATATGATCGTGCCTTCCGTGGAATGACGCGGTAACGGGATACTCTCCGTCTTCCTCTTCCGGTGTGTATGTCACGCGCCCGCCGTGCCGGCGGAGCGTTTCGACGATTTGCTCGCGGGCCTCCTGCTGCCATGCGTTTGCCCGGGACACGAGTGAGGAGATCGGATCGTCCGTGCCGTCTCTGCGGATGCCGTCCTCCGTCCCGATATCGAATTGCATCAGCGAAGCCACGCGCTCGTATTCCTCGTCGTAAAATTGGTTGTACTCGTCTTGGAATTCCTCTTTGTAATGAGTTCCGCTATCGGGATCGTCGAGGTCATCCGGCTCGACGAATGCTTCGAAGGGCTGCTTGTATTTGTCTACCATACGGCCGACGGCCAGATCCGAAGCGATTTCCATGATCGACGAGTTGATATCGTCCTTATTTTCCGCGTAATACCTGTGTAAATCCATATTTTCTGTGCTTTATATAGTAGTTTTTATAATCCGGACTGTCGTATTCCGAGTGCAAAAGCGAGAAAGGCGAGTGTTCCCGCATAATGTTCGGGAAGTATTTCGAGATTCTTTTCGACGGTTCCGTCATGCTCGTCGATACCACCGGCTTTCAATCTCCCGTTCTCGTCGAGGCGGATGTCGGTCATATTGATGTTCCGGCATCCGCGATTTCCACGAAAGATCATCGTCACGGGATAGTCGCTGCCCCCGTACTCGTCGGTTACGGGATACGATGTGATGCGTCCGCCATGACGGGTGAGCATCCTCTCGATGAGCCGTTTCATCCGTTGCTGCAGTTCTCTTCGGCACTCCTCCAGTTGCCGGTAGTCCCGGATATCCTGCTCATCATTGTCAGGGTAATTTCTGCGCATATAGGCAGTTATGGCTGCCTCCGCCGAACCGTAGTCGTGAACTTCCCCGCCCAAGATAAGAAAGCTGCTCAACAGCTCGGGCTCCGTCGTGTCTCCGGGACGTCGCAGATATACACGGCAACAGATATCGTCCTTGTGATCGATATGCGTATTGCCGGTCGGCACATATTCTATGATGTAATTCTTGTATATCATACTTTAATCGAATATTTTTCAATGAGTTGCTTTTTTATTTTCGCATAATAGCGTTTGCGGCAACGCTTGCACGATCGCCCCGTGCAGTCTTTTTTGCCGTTGTGACACTCGCTATCGAGACATTCCCCTGCATGCACCAAGGATTCGTACTCGATGATTTTGCCGATCAGTTCCCGGATTCGCTTGTTGGCCAATTCAGCCACTTCTTGTGCTGTCGGTTTGGGCTCGGCAAGTTTCCGGCAGGGTTCCGAACAGTATTTCTGTCGGCCCTTGAGTATTTTGCCACAGACGGGACAACGGCGTTTGCCGTCCCTTTCCAGTACCTCCAGCACGCTGGCGTGAATCTGCTGCCACCATTCCGGACGATTGATTTCATAATCCTGAAGGGTTACATTGTTCGCGAATTCCCGTGCTTCGACTTCTACGGAGACGGTGTTGTCCTCTACCATGACCTTGATAACGGGGTCATCATAGGGACTTCCATCATCATCGAACCAAACGATGTAGGCGGGGTCATGGAGCTCGTCGTAGTCTCCTAAAGAAAGTTCCGTTAGACCGTTGTTGGTCAGAATGGCTACGATGGAAGCCATTATATTTTTTTGGGTGTCCATTTAATTTGGGTGATTAAGTATTTTACCATATTACCTCAGCGATCTCGCATGTATGTAAGATTGTCTGGCTCAATCATTATCCTTGTAATAGGAAATTCCTTGTCGCACGGCGGCATTTTCGAGTTCCGTCCACCATGTCTTGGACTGTCCGTCATTCTGGAAGTCGATCGGTTGGTCAACCGGGATGCGCCAGCACTCCCGTGTCGCGGCATCGGCCTCCTCGACGATGCGCTGCATCTGGGCGTCGGTCGTATCCTTCGTGCAGAACGGACTGGAAAAGCCTTCCAGTTCCTTGCGGCTGACGTGGCTGTTACCGCAGCGAAATTCGCGGGTGTAAAAATCGCTTTCGACGATCTCGAAGTCCAGTCCCTCGACGAGCAGTACCGTGGCGCCGTTATCATAGTGAAGCATGGTACGTTTACCCATGTGCTTGTCGCGGATTTCGGCCCAGTTCGGAAGGTCGTCGCGTTCAATGGTCCAGACGCCGCGATAGTCTTTGTGGAGCGCATTGTATTCTGAAAGAGTGATTTTTATCATGTGTTTGGCGTGTTGTAAGATATATAGTCCTATAAATTCCGGACTTTGCGTGTATCTATTTAGCATATCCGTGTCCGACGAGTGTTTCCTTCGAAATACAGTCTATCGGCAAAGGGGTATCGTTGATATACAAGATATCGCAGTCCGCTACCTCTGCAGGCAGCCCGAACAGAGGATATTTTGAAAAATAAGGTTCGATATCGCCGTCGTCAGCCGTAACGGGCGCAACAATCTGCACCTGCCAGTTACAGACCCAAGCGTCGACGATACCGGTCTCCTCCTCGGTCAGCCCGGATGCGTCACCGTTAATGAGGTAGCACAGGCTCCATGTGGGGATACGTTCGGTTGTCTTGTGCATCGTGTCCATTGTCGTTTCTCATCGGTAGAGTAAAGATCATACGGCCAGTCCGAGTTCGCGGGCGGCATAGGCCATATCGTCGAAATGGAGCCTGTGGCATCCGGCCTGCATGATGTCGTTCTCGAAGGAGTTTATCGTCCACGGATGGTCGGAAGCATCGCGGATCACATCATGCCGGAAAGCGGCCTTGCGCTCGTGGTAGCGGCGCATGAGCTTCCAGACCCGTTCGGCTTCGGCCGCCTCGACGGTAATGCCCAGCGAGGTTTCGACCTTCCGGTCGCGCACCCGCAGCACGGCGTTCGAGCGGTAACAGTCCGGAACGGAGAGTGAGTAGGCCTCTCCGCGGCGCCACTTGGCGACTTTCTCTTCGAAGGCTTGCAACTGGGCTTTGTTGCGTTTCGTCTCGGCATCGCGCATCAGACGTTTCAGCATGATGCTTCGGGTGGCAACATCGGCATCGTCGGTCCACCGGGCACAGAGCTCGCACAAGACATCGCGACTACGGGCTGTCGAGGATTGTTCCAATAGTCCCATATCCACGATAAGCTGCAGCAACTCTTGATATTTGAGTTTCCCGTTGTATTGACTTCCTCCGCTGCATTTGAGCCAATAAGCCTCTCGGTCGGTCCAGCGGTGCGAGAGCATCGCGGAAATTGCTGAAGGCAGCCACTTGCCGCCCTCGGAACGTTGTCGGGCGCCCAGTCCCCAGAACTCGATCCAGCGGGAGATTTCGCAGAGTTCATCTTCGATATCGCTGATGTAGTCGCACCGGCGGGCCCGCTTCTGTTTGTAGGCCAGTTCGTCGATCCGCTCCACACGGTCTACTATGTAATAGATGGCCTGCCGGTAGAAGTACTCAGTCAGCTTGTCGTTGCGGGTCTCCACGAGCCGGTCGGTCGTGAATACCATCCGATGGGCGGGGATCGCATTCCGAACATGGGCCATGTGTCTACCCGTAGTGGACGAATATGTCCGGTCGGTAATGAGGTAGGCCGTTTGCCCTTCACGGTTTCGGACCACGGAGCCGCAACGGAAATGCGAACCGTAGGAATAAATGTGCTCATCATGGAAGTAAAAATTGCTTCCGGAGTTTCTGGCGTGATCCTGCATCTGGTGCGCCCAGAGGTGGGCTACCATGGAAGGTTCTACGACTTGTTTCATATCGGTTGGTGTTTGATAAAGATTAGCGGAATGAGGTTCGTGATGTTAGCGGAAAATGAAAAAACAGCAGGAAGATTTCGTTTATCCTGCGGCCTGACTCGCACCGTCGCTTTCTTGTACCGAAACCTGTCGTGCGACTGGGAGCTCCCGGATATATGGCAGGCGCAAGACCGGAAGCCTTTCGATACGCCAGCAGCGCCAGATCTCCATACGGAGCGAGTCCATGTGGTAAACCTCCCCGACGATGTCGTTCAGGCAGGCGTTTACGAGCGTCATCTTGCAGCATGCCTCCGTGATGTCCCCGCCGACGAAGCTGATCGCGCGGTTCTCCTGCGCTGCGGCGAGAAAAAACCGCCCGCTGCCGCAGCAGGGATCGTACACGGGGCCGTCTTTGTCTCCCGGTCCGATCATTGCCGCCATCATTTTCGTCACAGCGGGAGGCGTGAAGAACTGGGCGTTGTGCCCCTTGGAGATATACTGCTGGAAATAATCCCCGAATGCGTCTTCGAGCGGATGGGTTTCCATCCAAAGTACCAGCGAGGCGAAGGCTTTCACGAACAACTCGACCTCTTCTTTAGTGTACTTACGGATCGTCGCCAGATACTCCTCTTCCTTCTGCTGCATCGAGAGCGTGCAAACGATCATCGTGAGAAAATCGTTGAATACTCCTGAGCGGTCATGGTTACGGGAAAGATGCTCCAGATACTCCGTATAGGGTTGCAACTCGTCGTTGTTTTTCTTTTTTGCCATGGTGTCTGAATGTTTGAAAATGAAAAAGGCGCCGTATAAACAGCGCCTTGCATGAATCGGTATCGTAATGTGTCAAAGCCGGGCTACGACTTCTGCAAGAAATTTTCGGTCGAAAGAAATCTTCTCGACGTCGATGGCCCGGGAGCCTTTTTTGCCGGGACGATCGGCCCACTGGCGGATCAGTTCGCCCCAGCGCAGTACGGGCTTTTTGAGCAGTACCCCGATAAGCAGCTCGGCCTGCCGGTGCCAGTCGTGGAACGACGGCGACCACGGGGCTCCTATAAGGTCCGAGAAACGGATCGTAAAGCAGTTCTTACTAATCTGTCGGACGGACGGATTCTGGCCGATACTGCGGATTGTCTCCACGATGGCCTCCGTGACGGCGGCACGGCGGGCGTTATACTGTTCTTCCAGCGCCCGCAGGGATTCGATCTTCTCTACAATTCCCATATCGAACAAGGTAAGGGGCGGAACAGAAATCCCAGCGAGGGGCGTTTGATACCGAGCTTTTCGCTGGGTGTGGTCATGCCGCACGAGCACTTTCCGACCGGCTCGCCCGAGCCGCACTCGCATAGGTCGATGCCCCAGTGGTTCACGCAGTGGTTGCAGTTATAGGCTTTCGTCGGAGCCCACTCGCCCTCGATATGCAGGGCCTCGAAGGTGGCCCGCGTCATGGAGTTGGAGACACCGCCCGGAAAGAAGACCGTGACGGCGCCGCACCGGCACTCCTGAATGTATTCGGCTTTGAGCATAGGTCGTAAGTTTTAGTCGTCGTAATTGTATATGGGGATAAACTCGCCCTCGGCGGTAAAAATGCAGACATTGCTGATGATGACCTTCCGGCACCATGTGCGGTCCCGTTCCCACTTGCGCAGGTATTGCATGGTGCGGAAGATTCCACGCCACGTAACCGGGTAGCTGAATTTCCGCTGTTTCTGCATTTTTTCGTAAGTGGCGATGTCTCGGCAGTGGATCATCCACATCAAGCCTAGCGTCTGCACGTCGCGCTGCCGCTGACGGATCATGGCGCGGATAATTTTCCTGTGGCCCTCCAAAAAAGATTCTATGGCCCGCTCCTGCACCTCGGCAGAAAGGTCTTCCAGCTCGTAGAAAAGGCCGTTGGGAAGCTGCATCATCGGCTCTCCTGTTTCTGGCGCTGTTCGTATCTGGCGACCTGCTCGGCAACCATGTCGCAGAAACGCTGTCCCTCGCGCAGGTCGTTGCCGAAATAGGCCAGCATCCGCCGCAGGTCATGGGCGTAAACGAGGCTCCACTTTTCGTAATAGTGGCGTCCCATCACGCCGCCGAAGTAGCGGATGAACAGCTCTTCGGTAAGGGCTTCGTCCGGCGCGAAATTATAGTCCCATGCCAGCACGCGGCTGATCTTCTCGTAGTCGATTTCCACAATACGCCAGCTACCCGACAGGAAGAATCCCACGCCATCCGTATTCTGTTTGTCGTCCGGCAGGTTTTCGAATGTGCCGTGCCGCTGGCCGCACTCGATGCGCTCCGAGAAGTTGTCCATAACGGAGCGAGGAACGGAAACATAAGGTTTGTCGTGCTCCTCGGAAAGCGCGAGCGTTACTTCGACCTTATGGCCGAAGAAATAGGTTGTCAGTCTTTGTGTCTTCATGTCGTTGGTTTTTTGATGTTGCAGAACGGTACCCAGACGGCTTGTTCCCCGAAGTCCGCAAGACCTTTCTCGTCGCTGATGGGTTCGTTCAGCGTATCGACCTGATCGTTCGGCTCGTCGGGGAACAGGTACGACTGGGACTCCGGCCAGCGGAAAGGTCTGAAGCAGTTGTTCGGCTCCGGGTCTTTCTTGAAGTGGTCGATATAATTGCGCTGCGGGACGTATCGGGCGCCGTTGTCCTCGCTATTGAATGATGGGTAGCCGATGTCGTTCTCTTCGAAGTATGAACTGTCTTCGGGGAACTCGACAAGCACATAAAGGTTGTCACGAAGTCGTTGCATCATAAGTAGGTCGTTATTGATTGTTCAGCACTTTCTCCGCAAGCGACGAGATCGACCAGCCGCAGATGCTCGTCAGCAGCGCATCGCAATCCCGCTCCATATAGGCGTCGATGACGCTGCGGGCGACCTTGTGATAAGGCTCCGTGTCGGTCATCGTTTCGCTGATCAGAATTTCGGCGAACCGTTCCCGCAGCTCTTCGCTGCCGTATATCGTATCGAGTTTCGCCTCCAGAGCTTTCTGCTCCGGCGTGCGGCGTGTGAAGGCCGCGACAGCCTCAGCGAAGAGGCCGTGCAGGATGTTGTTGCGCAGCAAAATAGCTTCCTCGCGCGTGATGCCGGCCACGGGGGATTCGTGACCGTCGATGAATAGCTGAAGCTGCGCCTGACGCAGCACCTCCTCGCGCTCGTGGTAGTTCGGGACGTTCGCCTCGATAAAGTCCCAGAGATCGTCGGTGATTTGTAAATCTTTCAGTTCCATGTCCTTGTTTCGTTATTTGTCGTAACCCGTCATGTCTTCGTCCCAGAAAACCTTCTTGTACAGCTGCCGCTGCTCATCGAACGTAAGCGAGCGCCACCACGCTTGGCGGTTCTCAGCTCCCCGGGACAGGAGCCTCGCTGTATCGTCGTCGAGCGAATCCCACCATGCGTCGATCTTTTCCTTGTACTCTTTGAGGTTAGTGCCATAATGTTCCTCTTCGCAGTCCGGACACCATGTGCGTGTGCACCAGCCGTCGTCGTAAGGTTCGGGAGAGATGTTCCGTCCGCCGCAGCATTCGCACACTTCGATCCGGCTCTCATCTTCCGAAGTAAGTGCGGTAAGGTCTACGGAAATTTCCTTGACCGTAAAGACGGTGTCCTTATCGAAATAGTCGTCCAGTACGCCGGGCAGCTTCTTCGCAACGTCATCGAAGTCGATTGCCGCGACGCTGTTGCCGTAACCGCCCACGAAACATACGGGCGTATCGTACCACTCCGTCTGGGCAACTATAACGGAGACGTTTTCTCCGCCGTTGAGTCCGGTCACTTCGATCTCCCCGCCGCTGTTGCAACCTATTCGGTCGATCAGTGCGACGAGTTCTTCTTTGGTATATACCTTCGGTTCCATTGTGATTTTGGTAGATGATGATTACTTTTCGCAATATTGTTTATCATAGGTCAGTGCCTTCCAGCTGCTGATCTTCTGCTCGTCGTTCAGGCCGTTCCAATATGCGGCAACAGCCGCATCGTACGCCTCCGCGGAAGGATAGTCGCATTCACAGAGGCCCGTGATGACTTCCGAATCGTCGGGCTGCAGTTCATTGAGGAACCAGTGGTCGATATCCTCCATGAAGTCGCGGTGCGGTTTGATAACATGATGGCCTTCACAACAGTCGCACCAACAATCGTCTTCGTGTGTTTCACATTCTCCGACATCATCGACATACTGGTTGCCGTTGTTGGGCCGCGCCCAGATCTTGCGTTGTACGTCGGTCGAACCGCAATTCGTACAGCGATACGGTTCTTCAGGTGTGATCTTCTCCTGCTCGAAGCGAGGCTAGGTGTACTCGCCGCATGTACGGCAATGGCATGTTTCGGATTCTTCGAGCGCGTTTCCGTCGTAATACATGGCGAAGGCATTGCCCGAATTGGGGCTGACCCAAGCCCGGATATCCACTTCGCGGGAGCCGCACTTGCCGCAACGAACAATCGTGTAGGTAGAGGTAGCGTTGTGAGAATTCATATCATTAGTATCCAACAATTAACCATTGAGTCACATTTTTGCTATATACTTCTTTACGATCATAAAGCATGGTAGAACATCCATCCTCGCGTACTACCATACTCATTTCTTCTTGACGGTTGAGAGGTTGGAATATATAGAGCATCTGTCCGGTGGCACATACCAAATTTCCGGTGAGCGTCCATCCCCTTGACAGGCAATCTTCCATAAAATGCTTCCGATTTTCTATAGAGGTTTGGCCGTCAGGTTGGGCGATGACGTGAAGTTCATTACTCAAACAGAGCATCATTCCTTGAGGATAGACCGATTTGACAGCCTCTATCTCCATGAGCTTACGGTCCAATTGAACGATAACCGCATAATCTTTTTGAGGCTCAGGACCAAGCTCATAACATTTTACGACAACTCCTGTAAAGGGCATTTCAGGATCATTTGCGGGAATGCTCACGTGAGTTCCGCTCTTAATCCCATCCGTTTTAATGAAAGCTGGCGAGGTTTCGACAATATTGTTTTTCTGCATGATATTATTTTTCCAAAGAACAAATAATTTACAATTTATCAATCATAATTTGCATAGCTCTTCCAAATCGTATAAACATAGCCCCCGTCTCGGAAGGCAATCGCTCGTTCAGCAGCATCAAATGCCTCCCACCTACATGGTAACAATTCGAAATACATTGTAAAGTCCTTCTCGAAGAAACGTGTCAATATCTCACGCTCGGTGGCATTGACTTCGTCGTGTGTAACACGTAACGCGTGCCGTCGAGTACCGTGGAAATAAAATACAATTTATTGCCGTCGCAGCGTGGGATGTCGGGATAGCCTTCAAGATAACTCAATGCATCGAAGTCGGTATCGTCAGGATCATCATCGAAACTCTTGGCCCACTCGTACAAGTCATTATAGAAGGCGATCCTCTCGCCAATAGGGGGTACGATGGTCTCCATGACTATTCCTCCGTACGATCGTGTACGGGCACCGGATAACGGATGCCCGTGAGGTCCTTAAACCGCGAATCCGATGTTTTCAGGTAATTGCCTCCGAACATGTACCATCTGCCTCTGTCGACGATGGGCTCGGCATGGATGTAGTCGAGATTCTCCCGATAAACCAGTTTCACGACGCTATTCACGTCGATGCCGTTTTCGAGGCAGTAGTCGGCCACCTGTGCGAACGAGAGATGCGGAGCGAAGAGTTCGAGGGTATCCGAGCGGCAAGAAATGCCTCCGTTCGTACAGGCACCCAACGCATCGCGCAGTACATAAGTCGTCAGATAATCCCTGTACCGTACGATCTGGCAGGGCTCGGGAAACTCTCCGGTCATGTAAAGCACCTGTCCGAGGTGGTCGGCTTGCGGGCCGAGCCCTTCGGCGAGTACCGCCTCGCAGGCTTTACGGGCTGCCGAGGCGTAATGCCCCAGCAGCGGAGCGTCGGGCAGGCGTTTGGTATGCCACACCTGTTTGGCAATGTCGAGCATCTCCGTTTCGATGCCCAGATGGTCGGCCGTAAGCAGGATGACCGCTTCACCGATGTAGTTGGCTGTTTTTCCGTCGTTTTGCATGATGACTTCGTTTTAGTCGTCCAGTTCGAATTCATCTTCCCAGACCTCGATTTCTTTACCGCTCTCGCAGATGCGGGCCCGCCACTTATACCAGCACTTTTCGATCAGTTCGATACGGTGGTAACCGAGGTATGGTTCATTCAGGGTGGCGATGTCGCCGGCCTGCGGTTCTTCTCTTCTGCACATGTTTTTGGGGGTTATTGAATACTATCGTTCTATACTAGGTAGCGAGAGATCTACCGGCACCGACACTCCGGCCCGCCGGCACATTAAGATAAGCTGGTCGGAGAGCTTATCCATGTCGCCCAGTGCGAGCGCCGTGCGGATGACGGTTTCGTCCCACGCCGTAACTTTTCCTGTGGGACAGAGTTTTTCGTTGATGAAGTCTTCGAGTGTCATATCAGGCTGCGGGTTTGAATTTGAAGGTAATCCCTGCGGGAAGTTTCTTCGGGTCGATCTTTTTCATCAGGGCGTTGTACTGCTCTTCGCTCATCCGCTCCCGCTCATAGATGCGGTGCGTCCAGTTGAAGGCCACCTCGTTGGAGTGGTCGTAATAGATGAAACTCTCCAGCGGAGCACCCAGTTTGAATAGATAGAGTTCGACCTGAAGCTCCCGGTCGATCTTTTGCTTTCGACGCAGGGCCGCTGCTTTAAGGTCGGCGACCTTCTGACGCTTGGCGGCGAGCACGGCTTCTCGTTTACGTCTTCTTATGTTCTCCGGCAGATAATATCCTTCGGAAAGACGCCTTTCGACAAACTGCATCTCTTCGGGGGTGAGTGGTGTGAATTGGTAGCGGACAGAGGTGTCCTCAAAGGTATCGCCGGTAAGCTCCTCCAACTGCTTTATCGCGGCACGCGCCTCTTTTTCCCATCGTTCGGGAATCCCCATCGTTTGGAGCAGGTACGTGAAATAGAGCTGATCTTCGGCCTCACGCAGAAACCTGTCGTACTCCTGCCGCGTGATGCGCAGCTCGTTCATCGTCACCTCACGGGAACTGTTGTGCAAATGGTAGAACCCATTGCCTTGGGCATACATGGGCGCTCCTTTGGCATCGCACAGGTGCAGGTCGATGAACGGCTTGAATTCAGGGTAAATCGCCTCGATGATCTCATGGATGCAACCGCAGCAATGACCACCTTCCACATAATCGTAGAAGTCGCCCGTGATGGCGAAATCGGCATGTCCGTTATGGCAGTCGTCCGAGAGACGAATCTTGACTTTCAGGGTGTACTGGTCGGTTGTCTTGACCGTACGGTATTTGAGTTCGGACCTTTTCATGGCATTTTCACTGTTTTAAACCATTCGTCATATTCTTTTTGGGTACGGAAAGCATACACGCAGTTCCATCGGTCGCTGAGCGTTGTGTCAAGAAGCCTTTTTACAGTCAGTGCTCCACAGCCTAAGACATGCTCCCGCTCGTCATCGTACCAGAAGTAACCGGCACCATATTGCACGATACGCCGTTTGCAGCCTTCTATCACAGCTCCGAAGCCGTAGAATTTTCCCTCGTCGACATCCCGCAGGTCGATACAGCCTGCCGGAGTCATTGTTTTGATAACTGTATACATCGTTTCGGTATCAGTTGAGCGCCAATTCGGGGAACGCAAGCTCCGGCCCGAAGATGCGCAAACGCTCTTTGTACTCTTGTTCTTTCTGTTCGGCGATATGGCTGTCAATGATAGCCCGGCATTCGTCTTCGAGTTGTTCGAGGCCGGAATCCCCGAAGTACCCCCAGCAGCTTTCGAGCACGTCGTCCTTGTCGTCGGCCGGGGTAATCCGGTAGCCGTACACCTCGCCCCGGAGGTAGTTGTCGTAGGTGGCGATTTCGCCCTGCAGGTATCCTTCGATCTTCCGGCGGCGGTCGGCGGTCAGTAGTTTCCAGTCGTATTCCTTCTTGACTTTCTCAACGCTTACGGCAACGATGCCGAATAGCCCGCTGTCCCACGGGTAGAAGAACGGACTGGAGGAGATCGTCTGGCCGCTGTGGTCGTAGAGGTAGATTTTCAGAGCGATGTATTGTTTCTCGAACGAGTCCGAGAAATCGCCGTAACGGTCGAATACTTCCTCCCATTGGAAATGCCGGTCGAACTCTTCCTCCGGGCAATAGCGGTGATGGATCGTATAGAATGTACCGAGGTTATCCCATGCGCGGGGACTTTCCGGACTCTCGTCGTAGTAAATGTCGATGTGATGTCCGTTATATTCGATTCGCTTGTACAGATTCATATACTTTGGTATTATGGGTTCGTTATCCGGCATAAACAGCCTTCGGGTATTTCGTTTCGTCCATGAGTTTCAGATAATGTGCAGCCATGCTTTCCAGCTCGGGGCGGATCGTCCCGCCCGGATAATGGCATCGCATGTATTTTCGCCACAATGCGTCGTTCTCTTCGGTCATACTTATGTTATGGTTGTACCGAATGACAATATTTTGTGCACGGCCGTAAAGTCTATGGCGGTTATGAACGGCTCGGATACGCTGGATTTGTATCGTTAAGTCTTTCTTGCTCTTCATAATCTGTCGGTGTTGTCATTCCCCGGTAATTCGGCGGTTCGATATGGAGGTCAGATGTCGTTTCGGTAGTCGAGCGGGTATTGTTCGAAATGGTTTTCGCAGATGATCTGGTTGCGCTCGGCATCACTGGCGAAGAACTCCCATTTGTAACCGTAGTCAGCGAGCAGCGCTTCCTGTTCCTGCTGCGAGAAATCGGCGACGTCGATCTCGCCTTCCATCCACAGCATACGGTCGGAGGCGAAGGTACGCACCTCTGCGTCGGTGTGCATGTCCCGCAGGAAATCGTCGGGATAGCCAAGATATCGGCAGAGGATACACTGGGCGGGGGTGTCGGCGTCCGGGAGCAGATCTTTGTGGTAGATGTTAGGCTGGCAGTACCAATACTCCGTGTCCGAGATCCGCAGGCAGAATTGGAGCGAGTCGGGGTCGGTACATTCGATACCCGGTGTGAACAGACGGTTCATTGATGCATTATTTTGACGATTTCGCGGATCGTATCGTCTTCGAAATGTCCCAGCGGAATCAGTGCGCAAGGATCACCGTCCTTGTCGAGCGTGATGTTCCTGATGTATAGCTCGCTCCGAGCATCGAACACGGTCGGTTCGCCGCAGTCGTTCGTAAGGTTCCACGGTTTTCCATCCTTACTTTTGAGCTCGTCTGCAATGTCGAGCAGCACTTCTGAAATCTCCTTGTCTTCTATCATCTTTAATGGTCGTTTTATGTATTTTGAAAAAATGATGCGGCTGCCGACGGGGGCATGGCTCTAACCGTTCGATGTATAGTCTTCCGGAAGGATCCTGAGGCACGGCGGATAGCCAGCGCCTCAGGATCCTGTCAAGGAAGACGAACTAAAGTATGTCGGCCCGCCGCATCGTGTCTGCCAGACTGGATTTGCAGGTGGCTTATCTCTTGCTATTGCGCCACTCCTTCATCTTCTTAGCTACGTCGATGCCGTTGTCGTCGAGCATCTTCTTGAGCATGGCCAGCATGCGCCAGCCCCCGCCGTTCTTGTACCGGTCGGCCTGGAGCGAGAGGAAGACGAGCGACCGGTCTTTGTCCAATTGCATTCCCTTGTCGTCAATGGCCAGACAGCCGTGGAAGCGGATCAGGTTCTGCATAGTGTGGAAAGCGCCAGCGCCCTTGTACGCATCGACCCACGCCTTGCACTGGGGCGTTTCGTGCGGAAGTCTTACGCGCAGGTCATCGAATGCCTTGATGGCATTGTAGAGCTGGGCGGCGTTCTTGGCATACCTGATACGTCCCGCGGCCCGGTGCAGCGGGCCGTAGAGCTTGTTGTACAGATCCTGCTCGAAGATGTTCTCGCCTCCGACACGCTTGTAGGGGATGCCCTTGCACTTCTTCACGGGCAACTCGTCCACATATCTGGTCAGATGTTCGACATACTCCTGCGCTATAGCCTCGACTACGCGGACATTGAACCAGCGGTTGCGCTCGGAGAAACTCGCCAGATCGCGGGGTTCCATCTTCATCTGGGCGCGCAGCTCACTCAGGAGCATTTTCCACTGGTACTCATAGCCCAGACGGCGGATCATCTCCGTAACGCCCACGGGTTCCTTGCAGAGATAGTCCCTGTATGAGAGCATGTGGAACATCTGGGCCATGACCCAGCGGCGGAACAGGCGGCGGTTGGGGACGGTGCCCTGCGAAAGGATGGCGCAGAAGATCGGGTCGTCGTCGGCAAGGATCGACAGCTTGCCGTCTTTGTTCGATACGACGTACTCTCCGCCGCCCGAGCCCTGCATGGCGAACAGATTGCTCACATCTACGCCAGCACGACTCAGCGCCTCGATACGCTCCTGCGCCGTCTTGGGCAGTTTGGCCGGCGCCTTGTTTTCTACGGCTGCTACAACTCCGTTGCCCGTAACCGCAAGCTGCGTCCCGCACGCGGGACAAGTGACATTCGTCTCTTTCGTTTTTCTCATCTCGTTTGGATTTTAATTGGTGATTGATTGGTTGTTACAGTCAGGCTCTACCCACTGGCGGAGTATTACCAGATCCTTGTCCTGCTTGCTCTGCCAGAACCAGCGGCCCATCGTTTCGGGATTCCACTTCAGGCCGCTGAGTATCTGGCAGAGGAGGTAGAGCTCCAGCTCGGCCTGTGCACGGTCGCGCCGCTGGCCGTAGAGCATATCCTCGTCGCTCAACTCCCGCTCGGGCAGGGCCCTGAAGTAGCGCCTCGAACGGCTCTCGCTGCGCTCCGAAGGAATGGAGTGTTTGTAGCGGCGGTAGAGTTCTTCCATGTTAGCGAAAAACTCCTCTTCCGTACAGGACGGCACGCCCAGCTCGCCCTCGTATTGTCCGTTCCGGATAACCGGCTTGCCGCCGAGTTTGAAGCTGCGGGATGCAAAGTCGATGGAGAACTTCGCTCCCTCTTCGACGGCCTGCACGGCCGCTTGATAGATATTGCTCATCGTTGTTGTGTTTTAATTATCTGCACTCGGATCGCCGGCGCATGGTTTTATAGCTTCGATATGTACAGCGGAAACCAGGGACCCAGAAACGAGGGTCTGCTGTCTCTGGGCCCCTGGTTCCCACTGTATCGTTGAATCCGATCCCTCGTGCGTGTTCGGGGCTGCGCTGCCCCTTGGGGAAGCCTCGTCCGGAATGGCACATGGCTTTATCCGTTCAATGTGCGGCAGACGTTGGAGTTGGCCGCGTCATCTCCGGACGATCGTAGCGATTAGCGTCACGATCGGTAGGAGATGAAGCTGGCCCGCGATTGACGCTGCGCCATTGAAATCCTGACCTCGACTTCCCAACTCTGTGCTGAGCTCACTGCGATTCTCTGGATGACCGGCACGTCGCTTTACTTGTTCGATATATGCCGAGGCAGGAGTCCCGGGCAGCATTCGTCGGTTCCTGATAGTGAACTCGACGTATGCAGCCGGGGACTTCCTTGCTCGCGGCATGTTGAACGTCATCCCCTGAACCGCACCTTTTCGTGCTAAATGTTGGAGCTCTCATTCGGACTGGCACATGACTTCATCGGCTCGATATGCGGCAGCGAGAAAGGCTGGAGACGCTCCTCATCTCCGTGTAGGAGATTGAGGCGTGTCTCCGGCCGTCTGTCGCTGCGTCATTGAAATTCCGACCTCGACACACCACGCTGTACTGCGTTTGTTTGTTGCATGATACTCAGAATACCGGCACGTCTCTGTATCGACTCGATATGATGCCAGGCTTGAAGCCGGAATGGCGCCGGCGGCAGGCTGGTAGGTCTCCCGCCGGCGCCAAGAGGGCTGTATTGGTCTGGCATATTGAATCATATTCCTTGTATCACGCTTTCCGTGTTGAAATGGAGTTCTCATCATGGCGGCACATGGCTCTATTTGCCTGATGTCAGCCAGTGGCGGATGCAGCTCTTGAGGAGTCTGAAGGTGCCGGTTAGGGACCTTCAAGACTCTCGATAGAGCTGCATTGCACCCTGGCGCTGAATTCCCATGCCTCGAACTTCGTCCGGTATGCTCCGGTTTTGTGCGGATACCAAGCAGGCGGCACATCGCTTTACTTCTTACGATATTTACAGGTAAATACCAGTCTGGATGGGATTCACCGGTTGATAGACCGGTGAATCCGAATGAGACTGGTTATGTCACCTGTAATATTGAATTTCCTGCCCCGCATACGCCTGCCGTGTGCTCGGCATGAGTTACAGGGAGGCCACCAGCGTATTGTACACGCCGCGGCTCGTCAGAAGCGCATTGCGCATACATCCGATCGTAAGGTAGCCGTCGATCCGGCCGCCGGCTTTGGCGCGATTAGCCTTTACGTTGCGGCCCCGGCCCCGGACGATGCAGCCGTCGGACTTGGTGCGGACATATCCCAGCCCTCCGAGTTTACGTCTTCCGGTCTGTACGGCTCGCAGGCAGTCCAGCACAAACCCGTTCAACTCGTCGAGGTCGTGCTTTACGTTGCATACCGGGAGTATCTGCGTCGCCCAACTGAACTCCCCGTCGCCCTTGTAGAGGTATCGGTTGACCGAATTGACGGCTCGTGCGAGCGTCGTGCGGCGTTGTTTGATTGTGCGGCGCTCGATCTCCCGCTGGAAGGTCTTGATGCGGCTCGAAGAGAGCGAGATCATGCCGCCCCGGATGCCGAAGCCGAGGAATTTGAACCACTTGTCCGCGGTCAGGTACTCCACCTTCTTGGGGTTGAGCCGCATGGACATTGCGCCAAGCCGCTGCTCCAGAACGTTCATCGCCCGCTCGTAATCCTCGCCGATAAAGAGCATATCGTCCGAGTAGCGGACGTAGTAGCCTTTCATCTGCGAGAGTTCCTCGTCCAGACCGTAGAGCAGCACGTTGGCCAGCCAGCTCGCCACGGCGCAGCCCTGTTTGAGGGATTGGTACCGGCTGTGGAGTTCGTTGTCCCCGTCGAAGTAGAGATCTGCGTGGTAGTATTTACGAAGCACGTCGATCAATGCAGAGTGTCCGTGCTTGGCTTCGACCTTATCGAACGCCGCATCGACGAAGGCGATCGGCACGCTGTCGAAATACTTCGAGAGGTCGGCTTTCCAGCCCATGCAGCCCATTTTCGAGGCTTCCACGATCCGGCGGCTGACCTCCTGCACGACCTTGCCGCATCCGATGCCCCGCTGGTAGGATTTGCAGGCGGGGTGGACCATCTCCGGCATCAGGTCGAACAGCAGGTCATTGGCGATGCTCAGAACGATACGGTCGATAGGCTCGTTCACGTAGACGGTGCGGTATTCGCCGTTCTCTTTGGGAATTTGGGCCGTATGGGGCGGTGAGATTGCATACCGGCCCTGCATCATGGCCTCGGCCATGGCAAGGCGTGTCCGCTCGTCGGTCAGCCGCAGGAGCTGGTCCTTGCGGATGTCCTTGTCCACGCCTTTGTCGATGGCATGCTCCCAGCGGCCTATGTCGAAGAACATTCGTAGAATTTTGTCTTCCATGGTTCAGACATTTAATGAATTTTTTTTGTCTCTTGGTTGTCGGTGTCGATGACGTCGCAGCCCACCTCATAGCCGAAGAACCACACATAGCTGGAGGAGCGATCCTCATCGGCCCAGTCGGCGAAATACATACGCCACGTAAGGCTGCACTCGGTATGGCGCTCCGTCTTGCGGATGATTTGGAGTTCGTCGCCGCAGAAGTCGAAGCAGGAAAGCACCTCTCGGCTGACAGTCTGACGGTTATTGTCCCGCCAGTTGTCCTGTTCCCACGAAGAGAGCCCTTGCGGGATATGCGGCGCGAACCACCGCCAGAAATCGGGAAGATCGAGCAGGCGGGCCGGTTTGCCGTGAAAATCGTTCCACGCCTCGCGGCAGGCTTCCTGCAACGTCGGGAAATCCACGGGGAAACGGCCCTTGTCGTTGCCTACGCGCAGATGTTCTTCCCATTTGTGATTGCACAAGATGAGCGTCGCCTCGTCGGATACCTCGAAGCACGGCTCATAGAACTCGCCGCTGGCCACACGCCACGACCCGCCGGGTCCCGAGGTGTCGCGGATGATAAAACAGGGCTGCTTCTGATTGCCCTCGGGAAATATCTCCCAGAACTCACGGAAATAGCTCTTATCGTCGTGGTGGAATCGTACTTTCAGCTCTTTCTTTTTCATCGGTTTCGGTTTTTGGAGATTTGCTCGTCGAACTGCACCTGATGCTCCGGGCACAGTTTGATGAAATACTTTCTTTCGGCCTGCCGGCGCTCGTAACGCTCGGCCGTTTCATCGGCCATACGCGGTGTCCGCCCGCAGGCGAAGTGCTCTACGAGCACGCAGCCGCAGGCGTGGGTAATTTCGATCGACGTGCTGAGGGATTTGATGCTCGCGCCCTCTTTGGGCACGGCGTCGCTTTCGATGAAGCGGACCTTATCCAAAGTGTCCATAGTTTTCGTAATTAAGGTAATGGGATGTCGTTGATGCCTATTTCCCGCTGGGAGAAGCTCATTCGGTCGAGCTGTTCATGCGGTATGCCGCGCCGCTCCAGATACTCCCGGAGCACGGGCGGCGTGGTGTTGTCGAAAACAATGAACCTTCCCGACGAATAAGCGAAGGGAATGTCGCCGGCCATGAAGAGGTTGGCAAGGCTCTGCGGGGCATTGTCGACGACAAGAACCAGCCGCTCCGGCGTCTTCTCCACCGTCTTCCCGACATATTTCGGATTGTCACGCAGTCTGTTCCCGTCGTAGAGTTCGCAGGCCCGCTCCACGACGAGACGGCGGTTCGCAGGACTCAACTCGGCGTAGAAATGTTCGGCAGCACTGCCGTGGAAGGTTCGGTAGAGATAGTCCCATTTCTCCCAGAAGTGTCTGGACTGCGAGCCAAAAACCGTATCGCACTCTTCTTTGCTCCAAGCATTCCACATATAATAGAAATATGCGGAGACGGTCTTTTCCTGTATTCGTGCTGTCATAGTAGTCGCAATTTTTCGAGTAATTCCCGCAACGGAATTTCCTCGGTCCAGAACTCTTCGCTCGTATGCTTGCCATATGCAGTATATTTGGCATCCCCGTTCTTGTACAGCACCATCTTGTAGCAATCCAGAGAACTCTCTGGCGGGGTCAGGTTGTCTTGCTCCTCCTGCGTCAATTCCACGAATGCCCATTCGTGGTCTCCCAGTAGTTCGTCGACGTCCGGGAGTCCGTCATCTCCCGACTGATAGAAATCCGCCGCACCGTCAAAAAAGTGCATGGATAAGAAGGATTGATTATTCGCGGCCTGTGTTATGGCGTCGAGCCGTTCGAGTAGCGTCTTTCTCCAGTCTTTTGAAATGGAAAGGATAGCGAAATCGCACGAGTCCCATTCATTGTCCGTGTGCGCTTTGACCAGAATACGGTTCGTCGGTTTGTCCGATATATTCATTAGCATTGTTTTTTAATAGGTTAAAATGTGAACCCCACCCAGACGAGTCGGTCGCCGCGCATGAACTGTTCGTGATTCACGTCGTCGAATCGATGAGTGCTGTACTTTTTCACTTCACGGATGTACTCGCCGCGTACCCATACCGGGGCTGTATCGCTGTCGGTAAGGCGGAAATACTCGCCACGTTTGAGCTTGCGGATGGTTCGTCGTTGCATAGTGTCGAATTGAGTGCTGTCAATAAGAAATAGTATCGGTTAAATGGAATCGGTTGTAACAAGGCATAAAAAAAAGCACGGCCCAAATCGGTCGTGCTTTATTGCTCCTTACCCTCCAAGGATATCAGGTATGCGTCTGCCAAAGGTTTTTGCGGTCGAACGTCACGGCGCAGGAACGATCGGGCGAGCCGTGATACAACAGACCGCCGTTCATGATGAGCCGCCCGTCGGGAGCATAGAGACTGAAGCCGAAGCTGTACGGCGCGAAATCATTATACAGATGCAGCGTGCGCCCGTTCCTCTCCCAACTTCGGAGCTTGTCGAGACATTCCTGCAGGGATTTGTCGTCGAGCGTTTCGGAGTATTCCCGCGCTTCGCGGAGCCGCTCTTCGCATTTGATTATCATCGTGAATGGATTTTAGGTGATGCAACAAAAAGCGACCCGCATCGGCGGGCCGCTCTGATTTATAAGCTAAATATGTCTACCGCTTCCAGCGGAATATCACGGAGTTCTCCTTGCCGCCGCGGGTGTAGAGGAAGTCGTGCCGCTCGATGCCGTCGAGATGCTTCATCGCCGGGTCCTGCATGTGCGTCGTGAGGCTGCCGATCATGTAGTACGCCTCCACCTTGCGGGCGATTTTCAGGTTGTCCACGCCGTATTGGTTCCCCGAGGTCATGCCGGGACGCCATCGGTGCGTGATGTAGCTGCCGATGACCACCTGCGGGCGGTAACGTTTCACGGCCTCATGTGCATCCAGCTCGATGATGTCCACCGGATAGCGAATCGTGGGCTGCCGCATAAGGTCGTAGTATGCCTTGACGCTGGGCCACGCCTGCATCTTGTTGTCGGTTACAGGTATCCCGAGCGCACGGCCTATGACGCCCATGCCGGCCCCGATTTCGATGGCGCGTTTTCCGGCGATGATACCTGCGAGGTATTCGATCAGTTCCGTGGTCGGCATGGTATAGAGGCCGTACTTGTGCAGGAACATCCGAAGCTGCTCGAAACCGCACTCCTCGACCATTTTCGAGGGTATGGGCCGAATCAGGCCGGACGCTGCGCCTGTCAACTTTTCCAGACGGGATATGTCTACCGGTGAGGCGATTGTGAAATCTACCCCTATAAACCTTGCAATCATTTGTATAACAATTTGTTATGTCAAATATAGCAGTATCGGGGCTTCCCGCCAAATTTCCGACGGGAAAACAGCGTTCGTCCGCCGCGCTTTACCGTACCGTGCGGGCCGTGGAGAAAACCAGCTCGCTGCGCCGTTCGCGCCGGATGCGGGGCCGCTTGGCGCGAGCCGTGGCCAGCGCGGGATAAGCGGCGGCAAATTCGCGCCGCCACTGAGCGAGTTTGTGTGCAGGGATGCCCAGCCATGCGGGCATAGTTGTCGTGTTAGTCATGGTCGTAAATGATTTATGGTCGTTATGAAAAAGGCGCACCGAACCGATGCGCCGATAGTTTGCCACGCCACGCCTGCGGGAAAACCCTCGGCGAGCCGTGTATATCGGGCCGTGTAGATTAGGCCCCCTGCCCGAGAACCTCGGTGCGGATGCCGCGCGTAGGACCGTAAAGGTTCATGGCGAAATTGGCGTTGAAGGTGCGGCGGAACCCGTGTTTCTGGGGTTTCTTGCGCGGGCGCTCCTGCTGTCCCTGCTCGAAAATCTCCGAGCGGTACGGGAGTACGGTGTTCGGCTCCGGTTGCGTGTCGCGCTTTTTCGGGACGAAGAGTTTGGCCCATGTTTGTTTCCAGTTCTCCCACGTCAGGAGCTTTACCCAGCCGTTATGGACGTAGATGACGACACCGCGCTTCATGGCCTCGCAGACGATGCGGCCCAAAAGTGCGGAGGGGCCGCGCCAGTGCATGACCTTCGCGCATTCGTGGGAAACAGCTACGAAAAACTGTGTTTCGGAGTAGTCGATTTCGGGCACAGTTACCCCGTAGAGTTGGCAATAATTGCCGATTATCTGGTGCGGTTTCATAATTTTGCAGTGTTTGCGGTGTGGATTCCGCCGGGGAAAATGTTTCGCGGCCGGGCATAATGCCCCCGCGATTCCGGCGGGAAAATTCTTTTTGCGTATGCGGTTTACCCCGTCGTGTGCAAGGTATGACGGGGCATTAAAAAACAGACCGCACCTTTTCGGGCGCGGTCTGTTCGCGGTTTGGATATGTCGGGCCGGTTTAGGCGGCGGCGGTTGCCGGTGCGCTCTTTCCCGATGCGGTCGGAGCGGTACGGCGTGCGGGTTTCGCCGTGGTCGCGGTTTCGCCCTTTTCGGCGTCTTTGTCGATTGCTTCGGCCTTGTCTTTGATTAGGCTAATATAGGCGCATTGTGCGCGGACGGCCTTTGCGTGCTGGTAAATAGCCGCTTTGCGGTTTTCCGGTTTGCAGGTTACAACGGCGTGCGTTTTCTGGACGCGGAGCGCGGTGCGGTTTAACGGAACCTCCGAAATAAGGGCGTTTGCAATTTTACCGCTGGAATCGGTGCGGTAAATCGTGTTTCCCGTAAGGAATTGATTAAACAATTTCCTTTGCGTTATATTCGTTTCCGCAAAATCCGTTTCAAGGTCTTTGCAGACGAAAAACTCCGCAACAATGTATTTTAACAGACTTTGAACGATAAAAAGCGGGTCGGTTTTTTCAATCGGGCACACTTCGATATATCGCACGGTCGTCGATACCTCGCCCGTTTTCGCGTTGGTGCTGGTGGTCTGTTTGGCCAATACGACCGTGTTAGGAGTGCAAACGATGTTTTCGATTGCGGTGTTTTTCACGACGTTGATTGCTAACTGTTTCATTTTCGTAAAGTTTTAGATGTTAAACATTTGTTTTTGTTATCGTTCGCAACAGGGCATAATTTCCCTATTGACGTTGTTACACGTTTTTTGCGGTTAGCGGGGGAACAAACCCCCCGCTAACCTGTATTTTGTCAATCATTGCAACGCAGGGACGCGGACGGGGTGTGTCAGACACTACCCAAATACGAGTATAACCCGCATAACGTTCGGTGTGCGTTCGCGGTGTTACCCGCGACAAAGCAATTATTTTTCAAAGAGCGAATTTTTGTGTTTCATGTTCGGTCGCGTGCGGCCGGATTTGAAAACAAAGATTAAAGAACGTTTGCAACGGTTTTCGTTTGTTCGTTGCGTTCGGTGAATAGCTTAAAACGGTTTTTTCAATTTTGCAAATGTTTTGAAAATATTTTTTTCAGTCCCTTGCTTTTTAATCAGAGGACGCACTCGCGCGCGAGGGATGCATTTGTAACATATTGATATTCAGCGAATAGAAAAAAGTGAAAATTTTTTCGTTTTTTCTTGTTTTCGTTTTTTTGTCTAATTACTCCGAATATTGATAAGTGCTAATTTGTTAGTCTGGCTTCACGTTATTTGATATTGATTTAATTCTCTTGTAATCAATGATATGCTATTATTTGCATCTATGTTATTTTTATATTAAATCACTGTTTTTATATTTTTTAATTACGATTTATAGGCATGACAACCGAAAAAGGACTTGAATTTTCACTTTTCTACAAAGTGAAAATATGTAAATAGCTTATAAGCAAACACATATCGAAATATAATAATACGGAGGAGGGTGTGCTTGCAGGTGCGTATTCCGTTCATTTCCTCGGGGAGAATTTTCAAGTCCGACTTCTTGTTTTTCTCGTTACACGAATAATTATTTCAGGGATCGCTAAGAAAGATTCCTACCTCTGGCTTGCTGTTTTTCTCAGAGTGTTCCAAAGCCCGTTTTTCGTTCTTTGCGACGGTCGTATGTTGATAGTGCGGCGTGCGGTGGATTTCGCAGCTAAATGGCATTTCGACCAAGCAGTCGATCGTTTTTTCTCGAAGTTGTCCCGAGTATTTTGCTCCGTTTCTTGCAGACGGGCTTCCTCTATGATATGTGGCGTGCTATGCTGATAAGAAACACCGTCCGAAAAAAGCAGTTGCGGGCTTCGAGGTTTTTTGTCGCTTTCGATTGGGGGTGTTAGTTCATAACTAAAAAAATTCAAAATTCAGAATTAAACGTTATAAATGATTATATTTGCATTTGTGTTTTCAGCGACGGGAACAAGTATGAAAAAAAGCAAAGAGCATATAAAACGGTTTTTATCGACGGTACGTCCGGCTTCGGAGAAAGACGAATGCCTGATCAGGGTGTTTTTCAACAAGCGCAAGATCCGGATCGCACTCGCTTCCCGAACTCACGGCCCGGAGTCGTTGGAACAAATCACCTATGAGCAGCTCGAAGCGTGGTACAATGCTTCGCGTCCTACGGTCGGGGACGTCGTCCACTGCCCGCAGTGCGGGTGTGTCGGTCTTGTTACAGGTGAACGGTGGGATTCGTTCGTGGTGGGTGCCGCACTCTCATCTACCGGAGAACTTATGCTCGAAGAACGCCGTTTTTCGGACAGGGAATGGAGCGCCGCGTCGGAGGATGAGGTAGCGTCGTTGCAGAAGGCCCTCGCCCTGCACGGCTACGACTGGAACCTCACGAGTGGACGCATCGAGCCGCGTACGATTCCTGCGCATCCGCGCTTTGTGCGCCTGATGGTTTTGGGTCGTCAGGTGGGGCTGGGTATTTTTCGCGCCGTACGAGAGGACAATACGCTGGAAATGTTTTGCGTGAAGATGGGAGCCGGGCAACTGCGTTACGAGAGCAACCTGAATTTGGGCGATGCGGATCGTTTCAGCTTCTTCGACGCTTACAGCGAGCACCGAGCGATTCTTCGGGAAGAACTGGGTGAGGAGGGTTATGTCTGGAACTCCAAACGCCGGCGCATCGAGAAGAATACGTCGCGGGCCAAATTAGGTGAGAAATATTACTGGATCAACAGCTACCTGATGATCAAGCAGTCGGTGGAAACGGACTCGCAGAGCGACAGGCTCCATTCCCGGCGCGGGAATTACTTCCTGCAGTACAAGGTTGCCGAACGTGCCCGCAACCGCATGCTCGACGTCTGTATGGAGGAGATGCTCGCAGAGGACAACTGTTGATGTTCGCGCTTATGCCGCAGAATCTGCACAGCCGCCTTTTTTGCCTGTAAAGCCATTTTCAGCATTATCCCGAGGAGAGGATTGGACGAAATGGGAAAAGGCCAGAAAACGCCGGAAAACGGCATTTTTTCTTCCTGCCGTTTTCAAGGAGCATCCGAACGCCTTTCAAGCATATATTAAACATTCTTCGAACGTCTTTTACAGTTGAATGTTCATCGTAGACGAGATTCCTCCAAGTATGAAAACCTTGAAATAACAAAAAAACCGTCAGGTTTTTTTGCAGTATGAGACGCCTCTTTTTGGATACTTTTTCTGGCGTGACAGAAAAAGTATCTCTCGTAATGCAGCTCGTTCCGATCTCGAAGGTAAAGATTCGTATCTCGTGATAAGGTATCGTTCTCGGCTCAGGCTCGAATCGAACTCGAAAGGTAAAATCCCTATCTCGTCTCCGACTCGTAAATCATGTAAATAAATATAACTATATAACTATATATACATATATACATCATATCTCCCTTTTCATCCTTTCGGGATAGCCCCTTCCTCCAGTCTGTCGAAAAAACAATCCTCTTTGAGGTTGTCCGGCGCGGCAGCCAACCGCAAAAAAAGGGCTGCAACCCGTGCAGCCCTCGACAGACGTCCTGTGTCGTGCGACCTATCCTCCTTCCTGCGTCGCTCAGCGTAGAAGCGTGTCTATCTCCTCGTCGGTCAGCGATAGGATGTCTTTCCCCAGTTTGAAGCAGTGCAAATCGAAAAATGCGATGAGTCGATCGATGTTGCGTGTGGTGGTCACAATTCGTACGAGTCGTTCGTACGCCTCTTCGTTGAGTCGGTAGTGTACTCTGTTGCGGCTGCTGTCCTCGGTTTTCACGATCAACCCGAGGCGGCAGAGCGAACGCGCGCACCGGTCGAAAGTGTATTCCCGCAGTCCCATGCGACGCATATACTGCGCCCGCGTAAAGTTCACGCTGTACCCTCTGCGCCGGATGTACTCGAACTCCTTCATATGCTTGAGGAATCGTTCCTCCTCGGGCGAGAGCAGATATGAGAAGCCCGGATAGGCCAGTCCGCCCGGAGCATGCTGTCGTTTGGTGGTTACCATGTGTCGTTTCGATGTTTTTCGGTGGCCAGCGCGTCGTTGATGTAGAAGAGGTATATCCGTCCGTCAATCATGGGCTTGTAAACCCTGTATCCCATTTCGCGGGCGTAACGGCCCACATTTACACGGTTGGCTATACGGTAGGTGTTCTCCTCCATGTGTCGCGCCATTTCCTCGAAGGTCATTTTAGCTTTCAGTTCCATACGAAAAATTTTTAATTGATACGGTTTCGTTCAGATAAGTATAGAGCCGCATCAATTCGTATGGTTTAATCTCGATTTTTTTTGTTCTTCGCTTTGAGTCTTCAGACAGAACTCAACGATTTCCCAATTCGCAGGGTCCGCCCATGCGGCGATGATTTTGAGGATGATCAGATGCCGCAGGTCATGGTCGAACAACTCCCCGACGCACTGATGTACCCGTCCCAGAGTAGGAGCGAGTCCGCTTTGCAGCAGACACCGACCCTTGTCGTACATGATACAGGCATTGTTGCGGCGTTGAAGTTGCACCATCGGCAGCTTGTGATCCGTGCCCTTCGCACAATCTATGCCCACGACCACGCCCGGGCACAGCATGTCGGCATAACCGGCGCGTATGAGCCGTGCGATGTCGTGCGGCGTTCCCAGACATGGCATGTCGCTGCACAATACACCGTCTACTTCCCGCAGCTTGTCCCGCAGGAGTTTTTCGAGCAGTTTTTTCTTGTCGTCCATAGTTGTCGCGGTATTAGGTTTATCGGTTCGTGAGATAACTGTTGCGGCGATGCCACAGTTCGACGATGTACTCGCGTCCTTCGGGTGTCCATGCTTCGATTTTGTAGCGATTCAAATAGTTGGTCTTGCGGTTGAACCACTCGTAAATGTGTATGCCCCGCAAGTGGCGATAGGCATCCGTCGCCTGCCATTTGTCTTGTACGCGCTCTTGGAGCCCCTCCTCCATCAGGAAAAGATTCAGACGTATGGAACTTATGCCCAACTCTGCGGCGATCATCGAGGAAGTGAACCATTCGCGGTCCTCGATCGTGAGTTTGTAGTGCCGCAGTTTGTGGCGGTTGCGACGTATGAACTCTTTCTGGCGCCGTATGGTATCATGCTGGTCATCGATGACTGTGAGTGCCTCTTCGTAGGTTGCGGGCGCTGGCAGCAGCAGATCCTCCGAGCAGAACTCCTCAGTGGGGTCCGATACCGACGATACCGGCTGCGGGACCTCCTGCAGCTCGGTATGGCCATCGCGCAGCAGGTGCAAGAGCTTCTTGCTGCACCATGCCGCAAAGGCCGGCGAGAGCCATTGTGCGAACTGCGTCCAGAGATGTATCTCCAGCCATGTGGCACCGTGAGGACCGCGCGTGGTGATAACCTGTTGCTCCGTATCGGCCGAGATGCCGTCCTCGACCAATGCCTCACGCAGGCGCGCCGTCTCCGTGAGTTTGAGCCATACGGCCGGCCGTTTGTCGAAAGGCCGTGCCATCTCGGTAGCGTTGACCATATAACGGCCATCTTCGAGACGCACGGAGAAGCGGTTGCCCACGTACTCCAGCTCGATGATTCGTGGTGCGGAACCTTCGGAAACATCCGTTGCGGTAGTGTCCTGCGCCATGCGCAGATGTTGAAGATTTTCCAGCACTTCTCGGCCGCGCATGCGCAACAGTTTGGCGCCGGAGCTCATCCATTTGACAAGCTCGACAGCCTCCGTGAAATCGGCATACAACTCTTCGGGATGCTCCGCATCGAGATACGTAAGCGACGGGCAACGGCGCAGAACCGTGCCGTTCTTCAGAAGGATGCTGCGCCGCATGGCTCCGCAGAGGTCGTTGACGCAGACCTTATGCACGTCGCCTGCGGGCGTTCTGCTGATTCTTAGTGTGCCCCGCAGAAAAGGCACCGTCAGGATTCTATTCATGCTTTGCTTCGTTTTTGAGTTTCCGCCTCTTTTCCGCGCTCAGTTTGCGGCGCGACAGTTCCTTGGAATCGTGGTAGCGGCGCACTTCGTCGCACATGCGGTCGTACTCTTCGACGCGCAGGTGTCCGAAATCCTGATGAGGCACTATTTCGACTTTATCGAAATCGTAGTGTCTGAAATAACAACCATAACAGGAGATGTGGTATCCCAAACAACACAGGGAGATCGATTGCGCAGGGATGTTCATCGCTTGAGACGCAACATTCAGTGATTTGTACATGGAGATCAGCACGCGTTGGTTGTTGAAGACGAGTACGATCTTGGGGTCCTTGAAAAAGCTTCGCTTGGTCATGTCGCAGTTGTGGGTTTTTAGGTTCTCGACTCCTCCGGCGGGAGGAGATGTCTGCTTCGTCCCCGAACGTATTGTCGAAAGGTACGGGACTATCGTTTTTAAGTTTTCCATACTCGGATATAGTGATGTTTTTTTCGCAAATATATATTTTTAGTTTAAGCTAAGGAATAAAATCAATTATTTTTTTGAAGTTACTTTTTGAGTGTAACAATCTAAATACAAGTATATTGCAACAAGACATAAAAAACTGTAAGTGGAATTTTACTATAAGTATAGCCAGTTCGTATCTGTGTTGGAGTAAGTGTTTTTCACACCCTTTTCACATTCAGCATAACCACCTCGTTTTAACCACTTTCGGCATGGTTCTCCTACTCTTTGGAAAGCGTGAAAAATGGCTGAAAAAAATTTCGACGGCACGTTCGACCATGAGCTTCTGGAGTCGGTTTTCCGCACCAGCAAGAAGGTCATTCAGGAGTATGTCCGCGAGATCGACCGCACGAACCGCTATCGTTCGGTGCGCTCGTCGGTAGTCCGGGGAACGGTACTGGACGACCGCGGTCCTCTGATCGACCTCTACGAGGCGTGCCTGCAGCAGGATGCCCATATCCGGGCCGTGCTGGAGACGCTTGTGAGCCAGATTCTCGGAGACCGTTACATGCTGGCCCGCCAGAACGAAAAAGGCAAGTACATCAAGGATGTGGAGCAGACGCGCAAGGTACAGGGCACGCAGTTCGACAAGATCATCCGCGGCATCGTCGAGGCGAAGCTCTATGGTTACACGTTGCTGGAGATCATGCCCGGCACGGACCCCCGCACGGGACGCCTTCGGGAGGTGAACATCATCGAGCGGCGCAACGTGCTGCCGGACCAGTGCCGCGTGGTGAAGCGTCAGGGCATGTGGTCGCCCGGCTGGGATCTCACGCAGAAAGCCTACCGCCGCAACTACATTCTCGTCAATACGGGCGATCTGGGTCTCTTTTCGGCCACCACGCCCCTGATTCTGGCCAAGAAATTCACGGTGGCCAACTACGTGAATTTTTCGAGTACCTACGGCCAGCCGATTATCCACGGCAAGACCGTCTCGGAGAGCAATGCTGACCGCAAGCGCCTTGCCAGCGAAATCGTCAACGCCGCACAGAACAAGGTCATCGTTACCGGACTGGACGATGAAATAGACATCAAGACCTTCACGATGTCCAACTCGGAGAAGATCTACACGGGACTTATCGACTTTGTGAATAAGGAGGTTTCGAACATGATCCTCGGCTCGGAGTCGATGGCCGGAGCCACACAGTCCTACGTGGGTTCCACGAAGGCGCATCAGGATATCTTCCGCGAGAGGATCGAGGTCTACCGCCGCTTCATCGAGAACGTGATGAACGAACAGGTGCTGCCTTCGCTGGTGGATATGGGCTACCTGCCCGGCGGGCTGGAGTTCAAGTACAGCAACCGCATCGAGATGAACAATGAGGATCGCATCAAGCTTTACGGCCTGCTGACGGACAAGTACGAGATCGCCCCGGACGAGGTGGAGAAGGAGTTCGGCATCCATGTGGGCCGTCAGCTCAACGTCTTGCAGCTCACGGCGGGACTCGGCGGCGCGGGCGTCGGCTCCGGACAGAGGCGCATGAGCACTAACGACCGTCATATCATGTCCGACGAGGAATACTACAAGCGCTACGGGCACGGCCGGGGCGCCCGCGAAGTGGTAAATTTTATCCGGGGAGCGAGATGATGGCCGCAGCTACGCTCCCGACTCCTTCGGCGGCATCCCCCGAGCGGGAGGAACAGGAATATTTTCTGCTTTACGACGCTTTCGCGCGTCTGCTGGACTGCTGGACGGACAGCGCAGCGCGGTATTCGGCTCTTGAGACGCTCATCGAGATGCGCGCAGGAACGCTTATCGAGCGGCTTCTCGACGGGCTGGGCCTCGACTTGGAGCAAGCTCTGGAGATCCTGAAGCGTCGGAACGACTTTCCTACGCAGCAGGAGCGGGAGCGGCGCGACATCCTCGCGGCGGGGATCGAGAACATGCTCGACTTCGCCGCAGCCGAAGAGTACGCCATGTGCTGCGACCTGCCCGAAAAGGTGGCGGAGGATGACTACGAGTTCTGCGACGCGGTCTTCGAGCGCTACAACGGCCACCGGGCCGTGCAGGAGAACCTCGACGTGGAGTATGCCGCCGTGATGGCCGCATGGTGGCTGACCGTCGGGACGGAGCAGATGCTGACCTTCACCACGCAGGGCGACGAGCGGGTACGTCCGTGGCATGCGGCGCTCGAAGGCGTGAGTTACCCGAAGTCATCGTTCCCCGCGGAGCTCATACCACCCATAGAGTACGGCTGCCGCTGCTTCCTCACACCGGACAGCCAGGGTGCTGTGACCGGAGTGCTGGAGCTTCCCGAAGGCGTGCGGATTAATCCTGTTTTCCGGGAGAGTCTCTGCCACGCAGGCCGTATCTTCTCCGCAGCACACCCTTACTTTCGCCATCCGTTGCCGTCGGCACTGCACGAACACCTGCAAACCCTGAAACGCAAATTTCATCTGTCATGGACCTAACTCCCGATCAATTTTACAAGCAATGGCTCCGGCTGGGGCCCGCGGCCGCTACGGTAAGCCACTTCGAGCGGCAGGTTTTCGACTTCACACATCTGGCGGGACGCTTCGCCAAGGACCGTTTCGAGCAGTCGTTCACACAGGGCGGTTTTTATGGCTCGGGGTGTCCGTGGCCCGCCCGCACCTCACGCTGGGGACGTCGCCGCACGCATCCCATTTTGCGGCATACGGGGCTGCTGGCCGGAAGTGTCATGGACAAGATGCGGAGCGACAATAAGAGCGTGAAGCCTGCGCCGGGCCGCAAGGCTGCCTTCCGTCGTTCGATAACCTACACCGTCGAAGCGGCGCCCGAGAGCGTGGCCCTGAGAGGACACCGTGGAGTACGCCGTACTGGCCCTACGACCTATGCCGCGGTACACAATGCCCCCACGGGGACCTACTGGTCCAACCAGTATCGTAAGAGTCGTTCCGTGCAGCGGCAGTTCATGGGGCCTAACCCCAAACTCACGGCCGAGATCGCGCGCTACTACGCCTATATCTTCAACGGGCTGCCCGGCATCCCCAATGCTCCCACGCCATGATAAAGGACAAGACCGACCAGCGGGAAAAGCCGCGAGACGTACCGGAACGGCCTGCGGTGTCGTTGCCCGAAGAGGTCCAGCAGAATGCCCTCGCAGAGATGTACCTCGCCGTGCGGCGGGCCTTACAGACGATCCGCGAGCGGGAAGATGATCTGCGGAGCCCGCCTTTTTTCAAGACCATAGCCATTGACAACGGCCAGTTTGCACGCATTGTGCTCGATGAGAATATGGAATCCGAGGTGATTTTCCCCGCTGTGTTCATCCACTACACTAACGTCCGCTATCTGGTTCAGCAGCAGCGCATCGGCGAGGGGCGTGCGACCATGCGCGTACGCTTCATCCTCAATACGCTGAACAACGCAGACCCGGAGCGGGAGTGCGACCCTTTCTACGTCTTCCAACGAGTCAATCAGGCTATTCAGGATGCCAAGAACCGCGAGCCGGCGCTCAACGAGCGGTGTCAGCTTCTCTATTTCGACATGCCCACCTCGACGAACATGCTGCAGGCATACTGGGTGGATTACGAAGTGTGGAACTGCAATATATGATATTAAGAAAGTCGAATAAAGGCCTAAATGAAAAAAAGAGCTAAACAAGTGCAAATATAACCGTTGATATACTGCATTTTATGCGGTATCAGATTCGGGAACGACTTTTTAATTTGTCTTAATTCGTTGCAGGTTTCTTCGGGATATATGGGAACATTTACGGGAATTTATTTACCTTTGCCGCATAACCGAAAAAAGCAACGCCGATGAAAGTTTCCGTCTATCTGAAAAAATGCTCCCCCGAGGCCTCAAACATCTGTTTCCGGGTCAGGGAGAAGAGCGTGGACATAAAGGTGGTCTCTCCCCTTGAGGTGCAGGACAGGTATTGGGATTCCGACACCCTCAGTTACAGGCGCACGACGGCTGTTCCTGCCGCCGAGAAGAAACGCC